GCGGTGCGCTTGGGAAGCGATCTTCGAGTCGATGGCCGACCAGCGAGCCTATGACTACCTGAAGCCCGAGACGATCTTCGACGCGGTAGGAGATGACGACCTCGACGCCGTGCCGGGGCTACACCATCTCGTTGAGGACTCCATGAGCGTCGCCCTGCAAACGGCCGGGACTGGCTTGACCTGGCGGGAGCGGATCGAGCTTCAGAAAGCCGGCCTAGCACGGCGCAGCCCTCGAGGCACTAACACAACCACCCCCTCCAGGCCGAGGGTTACGTCCGCGCAAGGAAGCTAGTCGGGCCTCGAGGCCGACTTCCGACCGCCGAGCTGCACGGGGACCGTTGACGCTCCTGGGCTCTTGTGCGACGTGCTTCCCATCTCGAGCCGGGGGCGCGCATGAGTAAGGTCAAGGGCTGTTCCAAGGGACCGACCAAGAGCATGACCGGGAAGCATCGCGCGACCGTGGGCGCAAAACCGACGAGCCTGGGCCTCCAGGCCGCCGCCGAGCTGATCGACAAGAAGCTGAAGGCCACGCGCAAGCTGCCGCGCGGAAGGATCTAGCTGTGGCGTTCCTGATCCCTGCCGCCGCTGCCGCCGCTGCCGCCGCCGGAACAGCCGGAGCCGTGGGAGCTGGCGCCGCCGCTGCGGGCGCTGGCGTCGCCGCCGGCGTGGGAGCGGGCGCCATCGGCGCCGGCCTATCCTCGGGCCTGCTCGCCAGCGCCGCCGGCGCGGGGCTCTCGACCGCTGGCCTCGGCGCGGGCGCTGCCGCTGCGGGCGCAGGCGCTCTCGGTGCGACCGCTGCCGGCGGGCTCGGCGCGCTGGGCGCTGCCGGATCCGGGCTCTCGGCCGGGCTGCTCTCGAGCGCCGCAGGCGCAGGAGTCGGCGCGGGCGCTGCGGGCATGGGAACGATCGGCGGCATGAGCGGATCGCTCGCCGGCCTCGGCGGCGGCATCGGTGCGGGAGGCGCTACTGGCCTGGCATCGGGCGCTCCTGCCATGGCCGCTCCGGGGATCAACTTCGGCTCTATCGCCAAAGAGGCGCTCCAGGGCGGGCTCGGCGGCGGCGGGGGCAAGGCGCCCGAGTCGTATCCGCAGCCGATGGGCCTGGCCGCTGGCTCGCCGGTGACGATGGCGCCCTATGCGCCGCAGCGGCGCGGGCTGCTCACGCCCGAGCGGTACAAGGGCGGCATGAAGTTCGGCGGGCTCTAGCCTGCCAGGGGGAAGCGATGACCGCAGACGAAAAACTCGAAGTAGTGCAGGGCCTCCTCGAGCTGAACCGTGACCCGACGTGGACGCTGCAAGCGATCACGACGCTGCTCCATCCAGACGCCAGCACGCCGAGCGAGGTGACCGAGCGCCGCGAGCGCCTGGCCGCTCAAGCCGAGAAGGCCGCCAAGGATCTCGAGCGGCGCATCGCGGCCGAGACGGAGCAGGCCGAGCGCGAGGATCAGCGGCGCAAGGATCGAGAGGCCGAGATCGCAACGGCCGAGCGCGAGGTCGATGCGCTGTTCAAACTGAAGCCGGAAGCGGATCCCGTCGAGATCGATCCGCTCGAGCCCACGCCCGACCCGGCTCCCGTCGAGCCGTAGCGTCTGCGTGTCCCGATCCCGTACCAGCCTCGGCGCGGGCTCGCCGAGCTGCATGACCAGCTCCGCGGCTACCGCTTCCTGTGCATGGTCTGCCACCGGCGCCGGGGCAAGACGACGTTCCTTATCAACCATCTACAACGCGAGGTATGCACGCTCGAGCGCCCGCCCGGGATGCGGATCGACGACCCGCCCCGCGTCGGGCTCGGCGCGCCCTATCTCAAGCAGGCGAAGCTCCTGGCCTGGGAACCGCTCAAGCGGTACGCCCGCGCGATCCCAGGCATCAAGATCAACGAGAGCGAGCTGTGGGTGGAGTATCCGAACGGGGGCCGCTTCTACGTCTTCGGCCTCGACAACCCCGACGCGGTGCGCGGATCGGGCTTTGACCGCATCGCCCTCGACGAGTACGGGCAGATGACGCCCACGGCGCTGCCTCTCGTGATCGAGCCGATGCTCTCCGACCGGCTCGGGCATCTCTACATCTCGGGAACGCCCGCAGGCCGGAACGCCTTCTTCAAGGTCTGGGAGCAGGCGCAGGCGGACCCGGCCTGGCTCGCGGTCATGCACCGCGTTCAAGACACGAACGTGATCCCGCTCGAGGAGCAGGAGCGCCTTCGGCGCCGCGACCCGGACGCCTTCGCCCAGGAGTACGAGTGCAGCTTTGCCATCGGGGTCAAGGGCGCCTACTACGCCACGCTCATCGAGACGGCCGAGCAAGATGGCCGCATCCCGCCGCGCGTCTATCACGACCCCGCGCTCGAGGTGTATACCGGCTGGGATCTCGGCGTCGGAGACTCGACGTGCATCTGGTTCGTGCAGCTCGGGCGCGACGCCCCGCGTCTCATCGACTTCTACTCGTCCTCGGGCGTTGGCCTCGATCACTACGCCCAGGTGCTTCAGGAGAAGAAGGCCAAGGGCTACGTGTTCGGCAAACACTTCGCCCCGCACGATGCCGGGCAGCGGCATCTCGGAGTCGGAAACGATCTCGATCTCGTGTCGCAGGCCGCGAGCATCGGGATCAAGTTCGAGGTGCTCGAGCGCACCAGCATCCCGGCCCGGATCCAGTCCGCGCGCAACCTGATCCCGCGCATGGTCATGGACGGGACCAACTGCGCCGAGGGCCTCGAGGCCTTGAAGGCGTACCAGCGCCGCTACATCGAAAGCACGGGCGAGTTCGCCGACGATCCGCTCCACAACTGGGCCAGCGATGCGGCCGACGCCTTCGGCTACCTGGCGCAAGCGATCCCGCGATGCACGTCGCGCAATTACCAACCCATCAAGTACGACACGAGGGCTTTCGTATGAGCCTGTTCTCTGACGTGGAAGCCCTGGCCGAGAAGATCGCCGCCCTCGAGGCCGTGATCCGTGTTCTTCGCGCAGAGGTCGCTCGGAACGACGAGGAGATCGCGCGCCTCGAGGAGCTGCTCTCACCGGCGCCGCCGCCCGAGGAGATGAAGACCCGTGGAAAGCACAACTGAAGGCCAGGCCGAGGCGCCCGACTCGGGCATGAGCGAATACGATCGGGCGAACGCCGAGCAGAAGCTCAAGGCCGCGATCACGGCCGAGATCACGGACGCCGTGGGCTGGATGGGCTCGAGGCTCGCCGAGGATCGCCGTACCGCTCTCGAGTATTACCTGGGCGCCCCGTTCGGGAACGAGCAAGAGGGCCGCAGCCAGATCGTGCTCCGCGACGTGCTCGATACGATCGAATGGGTCATGCCCTCGCTGCTTCGGATCTTCACTTCGGGCGACGAGGTGGTGCAGTTCACGCCGACCGGGGAGGAGGACGAAGGCGTGGCAGAACAGGCCACGGCGTACTGCAACTGGATCATGATGCGGGACAACCCCGGCTTTCTGATCCTGTATCAGCTTTTCAAGGATGCGCTGCTCGAGCGGTTCGGCGCCGGCAAAGCCTACTGGAATGAGGAATGTTACGAGGAGGGGAGCCTCTACCTCGGCATGAACGACGACGAGTTCATGATGCTCCTCAAAGATCCAGACGTGGAGGTGCTTCAGCACACCGACGTACCGCTGCCTGCGCCTCCTCCCGAGCCCGTGCAGACGCCGCAGGGAATGGTCGTTCCCCCGGCGCAGCCCTCGCCGGGCTCCGTTCATGACGCGCTGATCCGCCGGTGCCGCAACCGCGTCAAGATCGAGAACATCCCGCCCGAAGAGTTTCTTATGTCACGCGACGCGCGCAGCCTCAATGATGCGCGCTATCTCGGGCACCGAGCGCGCAAGACCGCGAGCGATCTCGTAGAGATGGGGATCCCCAAGGAGGTCGTTGACGGGCTTCCCGAGGGCGGCTTCGCGGACGAGTTCAACATGGAGCGCATCGCGCGCAACTCTCTCGACGATGCGTTCGGCGGCGTGCTGACGCAGCCCTCGGGCGCCGCGCGGATCATCTGGACGACGGAGAGCTACATCCGGCACGACTGGGACGGAGACGGGATCACCGAGCTGCGTTACGTGCTCTCGGTCGGAACCGACGCGCAGACGCTCCTGAAAAACGAACAGGTGGACGATCATCCCTTCTTCGGTCTGACGCCGGTCATTATCCCGCACAAGGTCATTGGCCTCTCGCTGGCCGATCTCGTCATGCAGTTCCAGCTCCTCCGCTCGACGCTGGTGCGGCAGTTCCTCGATAACCTCTACTTCACGACCAACGGGCGTTGGGGCGTGATCGAGGGCAAGGTCAACCTCGACGACGTGCTGAACAACATCCCCGGCGGTGTGGTCCGCATGGAGATGGAGGGCGCGGTTTTCCCCCTGGCGCCGCCCCCGATCGGCCAGGTCGTGCTCCCGATGATGGAGTTCCTGGCCGGCGAGCGGGAGAACGCTTCCGGCGTCACGCGCTACAACCAGGGCAGCGACGCGAACAGCCTCAACAAGACGGCGCACGGGATCTCTCAGATCATGAGCGCATCGCAGGCGCGCGTGGAGCTGATCGCGCGGATCTTCGCCGAGACGGGCGTCAAGGCCCTGTTCCAAAAGATCCTGCGCCTGATCGTGAAGCATCAGAATAAGCCGCGCGTGATCCGCTTGACGAACAAGTGGGTGCCGATGGATCCCTCCGAGTGGTCGAGCCAGATGGACGTAACGATCAACGTGGGCATCGGCAGCGGGAGCCGCGAGACGATCGCCGCCAACTCGGCCGCGATCATCGCCATGCAGGAGAAGGTCGGAATGAGCCCCTTCGGGCCGCAGCTTCTCACGGCCGAGAACGTCTACAAGAGCCTCAAGAGCTTTGTGCAGAACACTGGCTTCAAGGGCGACGGGGGCTACTTCACCGATCCGACCGACAGCAAGCCGCCGCCGCCGAAACCGGACGTGGCGCTGCTCGAGCTGGAGCAGAAGGGGCACCTCGAGACGGCGAAGCTGGCGCTCGAGCGCGACAAGATGCTGCTCGAGAACCACGCGGCGATGGCGAAGCTCTACCTCGACAACGGGCAACCCCCGCCGCCAATGCCGATGCTCTCGAGCGCGGGGCCGGGCGTACCGAGCCCGAACATGAACGGCGGCCAGGTGGCCGAGGGCGACGCCCAGGCGCCGCCGATGCCGATGCGGGGAGCCCCGCCGCCGGGCGCTCCTCCTAACTTCAACCCGATGGGGGCTCAATGACACCCGAAGAGATCCAGATCCGCTCCGAGCACGCGCGCCAGCTCCTCGAGGACGAGCTGCTCACGGCAGCTTTCGACTTCGCCGAGGCCCAGGTCATGCTTGCATGGGAGAACACGAAGGCCGGCGAGCTGGAGCAGCGCGAGCAGGCATATCGGCTCTACAAGGCGACGAAGATCCAGCGCGGCGTCCTGATCGCGTTCCTGCGCGCCGGCCAGGAGGCCGCGTCGCTTGAGATCAAGAAGGCGCTGGCGCTCAAGGTGGCTTGACAGGTACAGGGGGTCGGCGTAACCGACTGAAATAATAGGTTCACTCCGGCCAGCTACCGGAGGAGAGCGGCGAGGGGAGTCTTCTAGAAGGGGCTCTCGGCGTGAAAACGTCGGGCGCCCCTTTTCTTTTCGTCGCTCGCAACACGGGGGTGGCGCTTGGCGGACGAAGGACAGTTCGGACTCTCGGAAGCGGACTTCGGGAAGCTCGAGGCTCTCGTCATGGAGGGCACCGCAAAAGACCCGAAGGCACCTGCCGGGGAGAAGCCCGAGCCGGACCTCGAGGCCGCCGGCGCCGTTGCGGAAGGGGACGGGCGGGAGCCCGAGCCCGATCTCGAGGAGGGGGAGGAGAAGCCGGAAGGGGCCGAGGACGAAGCGAAGGACGAGGGCCAGACGTTCACCGTTCGAGTCAACGGCAAGGACGAGCAGGTAACCGAGTCAGAGCTGATATCCGGCTACCAGCGCCAGGCGGACTACACGCAAAAGACGATGGCGCTCGCTTCCGACCGGCGCGAGCTGGATCAGGCGAAAGAGACGCTGATCGCTTCTCGGCGCCAGGAGCTTGACCAGCTCCAGATGATGCTCGGCGAGCTTCAGGTCCGCTTTCCCATTCAGAACGAGTGGGCCGAGCTGGAAGCTCAGAAGGAGATGATGGAGTCGGGCGAGTACGCCCGGCGCTACATCGAGCTGCAAGCGAAAGAGGGTGCGATCTCTCGCGCCCGCCAGGCCGTCGCGCAACGGGAAGCCGAGCAGCGCGCGGCAACCTATCCCGCCGAGGAGGCCAAGCTCTACGAGCTGGTTCCCGAGTGGCAGGATGTGAAGGTGAGAAGCGAGGAGGCGAAAGCCGTCTCCGAGTACCTCGCCAGCAAGGGCTTCAGTCCGCAGGAGCTTTCCGAGATCCTCGATCACCGCCAACTAGCAGTCGCCCGCGAGGCGTGGCTGTATCGGAAGGCGGCAAGTGCGAAGGCCGGTCTGCTTCAGAAGAAGGTGAGCGCAGCGCCTCGAGTCGTCCGCCCCGGCGTCAAGGGTGACCCCGGACAAGCGGCGGTTCAGAACCGCGCCGCGCTCAGAGAAAAACTCCGTCGATCAGGGTCGCCGCAAGATGCGGTGTCGCTGCTCGAGGGCCTCCTCTGAAGGGGAACAGTCATGGCTCAGTATTCAGGAACGTGGGACACCGCCGCCAGCGTCGGTAACCGCGAAGACCTCGCCGACGTGATCTACCTGCTCAAGCCGATGGAAACCCCGCTCATGAGCGGCATCGGTCGAAGCACGGCCACCGGCATCAAACACGAGTGGCAGCAGGACTCGCCGGAGGCTGCGGTGGCTAACAACGCCGTCGCCGAAGGTGACGACAGCCCGGCCGGCATCACGAGCAAGACCAACTGGGCTCGGATCGCCAACGCTTGCCAGATCAGCCGCAAGGTCGCGGTTGTCTCGGGCACGCAGGAAGCGGTCGCCAAGGCCGGTCGAAAGAGCGACATCGCGCTCCTGATCGCAAAGCGCGGCATGGAGCTGAAGCGTGACATGGAGTGCACGCTCTCGCAGAACAGCGTCGCGCTCGCCTCGGGCACGCGGACCTCCGCGGGCTTCGAGACGTGGATCCGCACCAACGCTCCGGCGGGCGCCGGCGATGCAGGTGCTTCGCCCAAGCCGCGCGGAACGAACGGAGCGCCGGGGTCGGCGTACTCGAGCGGCCTGCCGCTAGGCGTACCGACAGACGGGAACCCGCTTCGCAACTTCGACGAGGACATTCTGAAGAACGTCCTCCAGAAGTGTTACACCCAGGGCGGGCACCCGAACCTCGTGATCGCGCCGCCTCTCATGAAGCAGCGGATCTCTGGCTTCTCGGGCAAGGACTCGACGCTCTCGACGACGATCACGAAGTTCAATGAGGTCGAGAGCAAGACCCTCACGGCGGCGATCGACATTTACGTGTCGGACTTCGGCACGCTGAACGTGCAGCCGTCGCGGTTCACGCGCACCGTGTCGGTGCTCGTGTGCGACACCGAGTACCTGGCCGTCGCATACCTGCGGCCGTTCCAGTCCTTCCCCCTGGCGAAGACTGGCGACGCGGAGAAGCGCGAGCTTCTGGCCGAGTATTGCCTCGAGATGCGAAACGAGATGGCGCAAGGCATTTGCGCGGATCTCGTATAGCGCCCCCCAGGTAGCGGATCCGGGGGGCGGGCTGCGGCCCGCCTCCCGCTTTCCTCTTCTCTCAACTTCTGGAGGGTGAAACGTGTCCTATAACCGCGGCAAGAACATGATCCTGACGCTGGTGCCGTCTGCCTCGAGAGGGGCGACGTTCAACAGCGACGGCAGCGGCATCTTCGGCAACTTCGACGAGCTGTTCCTGTTCCTCGATGTGACCGTGGTCGCTTCGACCGGGACGATCCAAGTCAACTATCAGGTCAGCTTCGACCAGGGCGCAACCTGGCAGACGCACACGGCCATGACGATCTCCGCGGGCGTGTCGCAGCGCAGCGTCAAGGTGACCGGGTGCTGCTCCTACGGCCGGGTCAACTGCGTCTATGCCGGCGCGGGGAACGTGACCTTCGCGGTCTACGCCGATCTCAAGAAGGTCGGATGATGGCGTCGGCCACCGGCGCCTCGATGACGATGAAGCTCGAGGCAGACGAGAGCCTGACGATCGCTTACGTGCAGGACGTAGAGCCGATCCTCAAGCTCAACGAGTTCTCGCGCAACGAGCTGGCGACCAGCCACTTCTCCCGCAAGGGGGATCTGCACAAGGTCGCCAGCGTCCCCGAGGTCGTCGTCTACCTGTGGAAAAAGCTATACGGCTTCGACCTTCTCAAGTTCCACCCAAACAACCAGAGCGATCAGGCGATGCTTCGGCGTCTGCTCAACGACAACGACTGGCTCAAGCTGAGAACCTCGCCAGGAGTGTTCTAGCGTGGCGCTCTCGACCTATCTCGAGCTTCAGAACAGCATCCTTGACTGGATCGTGCGGCCGGACCTTGCGGCGCTGGCGCCGGACTGGATCCGGCTGCTCGAGGCGCGCGTCGAGCAGGAGCTAACGCTCTCGGCGCAGGTGACACAGTTCACCGGGACACTCGTCGCCGGAACGGCCACGCTCTCGCTTCCCGCGGACTGCTCGCAGATCGAGAACGTCTACCTATCTTTGGACCCTCGAGGCGCGCTTCAGTACGTGACGCCGCAGCAGCTTGTCGCACGGCGCGACGCGAGCGTGGGAGGACAGCCGAGGGTCTACACCAGCATCGGTGCCGTGCTCCAGTTCGCCCCGATCCCCGATGCAGCCTACGCCTACGTCCTGTCGTACTACGCAACCCTGCCCGCGCTCTCCGTCGCGGACACCAACTGGCTGCTCCAGCACGCTCCGGGGGTCTACCTGTACGGCTCGCTCGTGGAGGCCGCGCTCTACACGCAAGACGACCAGGCCGCGCTCAAGTGGGAGGCGCTCTACCGGCGCGCAACTTCGGGAGTCGTCCTGGCCGACGAGCAGGGCAAGCCCTCGGGCTCCGTGCTGCGAGTGCGGAACCTATGAGCCCGCAGATCGCTATCGGCGAGTGGGCACCGGACAACCCGCGCATCGGGCTCGCGCCGGACCTCTCCGTGTGCAAAAACCTCATGCCCGTCGAGATCGGTTACGGGAGCTTTCCGACGTTCGTTCCGCTCACGATCGGAACGACCGACGCGATGTGCAAGGGCGCCGCGTCGGGGCGAGAGCGCGACGACACGGAGTATCTGATCGCGGGAGACGCGACGAAGCTCTACAGCTCGGTGGGCGCTTCGCTCACGCGCCTGGGCGCCACGACCTATACGACCGGGACAAAAGACGTGTGGCGCTTCTGCCAGTACGGAAACCGCGTGATCGCGGTCAACTACGCCGACGCGCCGCAGATGTGGGACTTCTCCGCAGCGTGCATCGATCTCTCCGCGAACGCTTCCAAAGCGCGCTACTGCGCCGTGGTCCGAAAGTTCGTGGTGCTCGGGAATATCATCGGACGCGGGGCCGTCAACTCGGGGGCGATCGGAACGCTGCCGGAAGGGATCCACTGGAGTTCTTACGACAACTCGACCTACTGGCCGGACGTGCAGACCGCAGACGCCAGGGCGAACCAGTCCGACTTTCAGCCTCTCCCCGGCGTGGGCGGTGCGGTGCAGGGCGTCCTCGGCGGACTCGACTATGGCGTGATCTTCCAAGAGCGCGCGATCACGCGCCTCGAGTACGTCGGCGGTGACCTGGGCTTTCAGACGCACCCGATCGAACGCGGCCGTGGCGCGCTCATCCCTGGCAGCATCGTGGGCGTCGGCGCGCTCGCCTTCTACTGCTCCGAGGACGGCTTCTGGATGTTCGACGGCGTGCAGAGCAGCCCGATCGGGCTCGGCAAGATCGACCGAACGATCCTGGCCGACATGGATCAAGGCAACTATCACCTCTGGAGCAGCGAGATCATCCCCCAGAGCGGGATCGTGATCTGGCTCTACCCCAGCAGCACGGCGAACGGGATCCCGAACAAGCTCCTGCTCTACAACTACAAGGTCAAGAAGTGGGCGACCGTGGACTTCTCCGGCGACACGCTCGTGCGTTCGACCGAGGCCGGCCTCATCCTAGACAACTACGGCGCGAGCATGGACGCGCCGCCGATGGATATGTCGGACCTCGACACATTCGGGCCTGCCGCCAGGCCGACGCCGATCGGTGCCTTCAACTCGAGCCACACCCCCGGCGCCTTCTCCGGTTACGGAATGGCCTGCACGATCGAGACGGGAGATACCGAGATCAGTCCCGGCCGGATCTCCGTCGTTCATGGGATCCGGCCCGTCTACGACCCGAAAGATGGCGGCTCGGTACTCCTGGCGGTGCGTTCCGGTTCTAGGTTCAAACCCAGTAGCGCCGTGACGTATGGCAACTATTCGCTCCCGAACGACGTTGGCATCTGCCCGCAGCGCAGCGCCGGGCGCTATCACCGTATGGGGCTCTCGAGCTTCGGAGACTTCGAGCGTCTCTATGCGTTCGACGTAGATGCGACCGACTCGGGACGCCGCTGATGGCAAACCGAAAGGAGCTTTCACGGCTGACGCTGACGGGCGAGGGTCGCGCGGCCACGCCCGAGGCCCTGCGCCTGGCGCTCGACTTCCTGATCGACCAGATCAACCGCAACTTTCAGACGATCGCCGACACACCCTCGAGCGCCTCGAACGGCCTCCCGGTAGGAGGCGCTGCGACCGAGCATCTTGCCAAGATCGACGGGACCGACTTCAACACGCATTGGGTCGCCGCCGGAGCGCCAGGCGCGCACGCGGCCTCTCACGAGCCCGGCGGCGGCGATGCGATGACGGTGGGCGCCGCGGCAACTGTGGGATCCCTGCGGAAGATCGGAACCCTTGCGCTCGAGGCCTGCGCCGGGAATGACGCGAGACTGAACAACAACCGAGATCCCAACGCGCACGCAACGTCACACAAGAGCGGCGGCAGCGATGCGATCAAGCTCGACGAGCTGGCGGCACCGACCGATATCTTAACGCTCAACACGTCGATCACGGCTCACGGCCTGGCGCCGAAGCTCTCGAACGTCTCCACGCAATACCTATCGGGCACGGGCGTTTTTTCGACGCCAGCGGGCGGCTCTGGACTCACGCACCCGCAGGTCATGAACCTCGTCTCGTGGGGCTTCTAGCGTGATCGCCCTCGACGCCACGACCCAAAGCATCGAGATCCAAACGTCGCAAGCCTCGACGACGATCGACTGGACGTGCTCCTGGGTCGATACGACCGCGACGACGTTCGTGCCGGGAAGCAGTCACGGGACCATTACCGGGGTTTCCGCGGCGACGACGATCGTCCCGGCCCCGGCCGCTGCGACCTATCGCGGGATCAAGCACATCGCGTTTCGGAACCGACACGCATCGCTCTATCAGGACGTGATCGTAAAAAAGAACGTCTCCGCATCGCTCTACCAGATCGTCAACGGAACCATTCTGAAAGGCGAGTGCCTGATCTACGAAGAGGGCGCTGGCTGGAACGTCCACAAAAGCGACGGCCGGGTTTCGACGAACAACTTCGGAGCGAACGGAGCCCCCGGCGCTACGGGTGGCCCTGGCATCGGCACGACCGGATGGGGCTACATCGACTTTGGACCCGGAGCGAGCGATGCCCAGCTCGTGGTCACCGGACAGGCTGCGATCGGGAGCGGTGACGTTGTGGAGGCATGGCTCAAGATCGGAAACTCGGCGGCGCACACGGCCGACGAGCACAGGATCGAGACGATCGGAGTCAAGGCGGGGTCGATCGTCGCAGGAACCGGCTTCACGATCTTTGCCTACAACACGAACAACCTCGCGGAGCCGGACGTAAGCCCGCTGGCAAGAGATCGGCGCGTGGGGCCAGGTGGCGGCCTCAATGCGGACAGACCCGACCGAGGCGGGAAAGCAACTTTGATCTATGACGACTGGCTCGTCTGGTGGAGGTGGAGCTAGATGGCGATCCAAGTTCAGGGCAACGGGGGAACGATCCTCGAGGTCGATGGAACGACATTCCGCGCCGGGCGCATGACGCCGAGGCCGACCGACTACGGGAGCTTCGGGCACTTCTGCTACGGCGGCATCACGGGCATCCTGCCTGCGGCGCTCGCAGCGAACGGCGAAATATTTCAGTTCCGCTGGACGGATGCGACGCGGCTTTGCCTCATCAACGAGATCAAGATGACGGCCGTCGTTTCGACGACGTTCTTCGCCGCGGGCGTCCCGGTGCAGATCGATCTCGTGAAATGCACGGGCTGGACCGGGCAGGGCACGGGTGGAACCGCTCCGACCCTGGCGGCGCTGCTCAAGAAGCGTACCAGCATGGCCTCAACGCTCGTGGCTGCGGGCGATATTCGGGTCGCTTCGACGGCTGCGCTGGGAGCGGGAACGAAGACGCTGGAAGGCTCGTCGATGGCCGCGCTCTGCGCGCCGGGTCCGATCACGGCTTCGCTCAACGGCCTCATCATCCCCGCCGACACGATGCTGTTCCGGGCCGGGGTCGGCGACGGACAGCATCCGATCGTCTTGGCCCAGAACGAAGGGATCATCGTGCGAAGCGTTGCAGTTCCGGCAACGGGGACATGGACGGCCACGATAACGATCGACTGGGGCGAGGTCGCAGCGTACTGATGACCGAAGCGATCCCGATCACGAGCCGGTCGATGAACGGCGCCGCGTGGGAAGGTAAGCCCGACGCTCCGAGAGAGCTGACGACGGACACCTACATGCTCGGCGTCAAGCCGGAGATGATCGACACGCTCCCGATCGAGGTCTGGGAGCAGCTCGAGCGCAGCCTCGAGTACGTTGGAGGAACCTGCCAGCTCGAGGATCTGATCCCGCTCTACAAGAAGGCCGACGCGCAGCTCTGGCTCATCGTGGACGGGACGACCAACGCCCTGCTCGGCGTGGTGTCCACCGAGATCGCGGTCTATCCGAGAGCGACGAGCCTCGTCGTGGGCTTCTGCGCGGGCGTGGACGTTCAGCGGTGGCTTCACTGGCTCGAGCCGCTCGAGCGGTGGGCGGCGTCGAAGGGATGCACGCTCTCGGAGCCGCACGGGCGCCGAGGCTGGTCGCGCCTGCTCAAAAGGCACGGCTACGAAGAGGCCTATACGGTGTTTCGCAAGCGGATCGGGGGCGACGTATGAGCACGAAGAAGAACAAGACCAAGACGCAGAGCACGCAGACGGTTACGGGGCCTGCCTGGCTCGAGCCGATGAACGTGGAGGCCGGATACCGGGCGCAGGCTGTTTATCGAAACTATGAAGCCAACCCGTTCGGCAGCGCGCTCGTGCCGCTCTCGAGCGAGACGGAGCAAAGCCTCAAGCAAAAGACCGATATTGCAAATGCAGGCTCTCCCGTCAGCGCCGCCAACACGGCGAACATCACCGACACGCTCAACGGGAAATACCTCAACCCGGACACGAACCCCTGGCTCGCGGAGATCGTCAAGCGCGCGAGCGGGCAAGCCGAGAACCGCGTCAATACGGGCTATGAGCTGGGAGGGCGCGGCGGATCAGGGGCGTGGTCTAGCGCGCTGACCGACGCGCTCATGGGAACCTCGGCATCGCTCTACGGCGCCAACTACGACAACGAGCGCGGTCGCATGATGACGGCCTCGAGCCTTGCGCCCCAGGCCGACGCCATGCGTTACAACGACTCGATGGTGCTCGCGGACGTGGGCGCGCAGCGCGAGGCGCAGGCCCAGGCGGCGATGGAGGACAAATACCGCCAGTGGCTCGCGCCGATGCAGAACCTTCAAGACTACATCCAAAACCTGCGCGGGAACCCGGCCGTGGCCTACACGACGACGACCGGGGATAGCAAGAGCCAGCAATACACGAGTGGCATGGACTACCTCGGCATGGTGGGGTCGATCCTGTCGCCAAAGATCGGCTCGATCCTGAAGGGGTGAGGTGACTCAATGGGATGGTGGGACGATCTCCTCGGCAGACGCGACGACCCGAATACGCCGGCCGATCCGAACGCGCCGCCGGCTCCGCAGCCGCAGGTGCAGCCGGGCATCCTTGCACCGCAGCAAACGGACTCGAGCCCGCTCGGGTTCCTGGGCGATGCGATCACCGGCTACGGCCGCGCGGTGCTCGGCCCGACCGGAGCCAACGCCACCGGAGGACAAGCCGCCTGGGCGGCGCTCGGTCATATCACGCAGTCGGTCGCGGCCAGCATGGGGAGCCCGACCGGGCTCGACTACATCCACCAGTTCAATGCGCGCGACCCGCAGGAGCAGCAGCTTCGCGGCCTCCAGACGGAAGAGGCGCGCATGAAGCTCGAGAGCGAGAAGCGTCGGCGTGCGGCGTTCGACACCCTCGGCGCCGGCGGCCCCGCTGCGGGAGGGATCGATCTTACGGATCCCGAGCAGCGCCGGCGCCTCGTCGCGGCGTACCTGGCGGCAGGAGACACCGAGTCGGCTGCGCGCATCGAGTCAACCTTCGGCCGGGACAACGTGAACAAAAGCGAGCTGGGCCGCATGATCCGCGACCGCGCCGAGGCGGCCAAGCGCGGCGAGGACACGAGCGCCTACGACACCGTGATCCAGAACAAGAGCCAGCCCGTCGCCCCTGGCGTTGGCAAGGGTTACGACGAGGGCGGTACGCACTACACGCCGGTCTACAACTCGGCTACCGGGGAATGGGAATACAAGCAGGCGCCCCGGAAGATGCCCGGCGCCGGGCGCCGCGCGCAGGGCGAGCCGCTCGTGGCCGTCGAAGGGCCGGACGGCCAGCCGGTGCTCGTACCGAGGAGCCAGGCCGCGAACAAGAAGCCCGCGGCCAGGCCGAGCGGAGGGCGCCCGCCGGCGCTCCGGGCCTACGTCGATCCCAAGACGGGGAAGTCTGTCCTCGGGACGCCCGAAGAAGCTCGAGGAAACGCCCCGGCCTACGCGCCGAGGCCGAAGACCTGGGCCGACGTGCTCGAGGAGCAGAAGGCGGGCACCGCGCCCTCGCTCACCCCCGAGGACGTGAAGAAGAAGGCCGACTCACTCCTGCGGGAATACGGCTACTGACGTGGGGGATCTCGCGGGGCTCCTACGCGATCCGAGGTTTCAGGGCCTCGAGGATGACGCCAGGAGCGCCGTTCTCGAGAAGGCCGACCCCAGGTTCGCCGAGCTTCCGCCGGATGGCAGGAGCGCGATCCTTGCGGGCCTGCGCGCGAAGCCAGCGCCCGCGGCCCCCGCGCCTGCGCTCGAGGCGCCCGCGGCGCAGCTCTCGGGGCCGGAGCCGCCGGGGCTGTTCTCGAGGGCGATGACGGCCGGGCTGAACGCGCTCGACACGCCGCCGGGGCCGAAGCCTCCGGGGCTCGCCTCGAGGGCCTACGGCGCGGGCCTCGACGCGATCGGGAACGCAACCGACTGGGCGAACAGCCCCGAGCAGAACCAGCCGATGACGATCGGCCCGATCGTGAAGGCGCTGCCGCCCAACCGAACGCTCGCGCCGGCGCCGCCTCCTCCTCTCGAGTATCCCGCCGACCGCGCCGCCCAGGTGCTCGAGGCGAACCGCGGGAAAAACTTCATCGATCGGCTCTACGACCCGAACGCGCCCCAGGTCAGCAACCCGGACGGGAGCCGCTCCTCGCACCTCATGAGCAGCGGGGAGGCAAACGGCAAGGGCTACGCCTTCCCGACGCTGGTGCAGCAGCAGAGCGGCGGCCCGCTGACGAAGCTCCCCCCGCGCGAGGCCTTCGCCTACGCCATGCGGACGGGTGAGGCGATCGAGTTCGACGACCCGCGCGAGGCCGAGGCTTTCGCCGCCAACGGCTACAAGCGGGGCATCCCGATGCAGCTCCCGCCGGCGCCCCCGCCGCTGACCGACTCGCCCGAGGGTCCAGCGTTTGAGGACTACCAGCGCAGGACCGAGCCGAACATGACGCCGGGCCGCACCGAAAAGAGCACGCTCTCGAACCTCGGCTCGGGCGCGCTCTCGGGGCTGGGCTCGATCGAGAACACCGCCGCCAACGTGCTCGAGGCCGCGGGAGCTTCCGAGACGGGTGCCGCCATGCGCGAGCGCGGGCAGAACCTTCAGCGCGAGGCGTGGAAGAAGGGCGACGACTCGCTCGGCGGGGCCATCGCCCAGGGCTTCGGCGAGGCGGGGGCCGGAGTTCTTGCGGTGGGCGCCGGGGTATCGGTGGCGATGGGCCTCGGACTTCCGGCCTGGGCTGGCTTCGCGGGGCTCGGATACCTGTCGGAGATGGACAAGGGTTTTTACAAGGCGGCCGTTTCCGCGATCGAGATGGGCCTGATGGGCAAGGCCATGAGCTACCTGAACCGGCTTCCGGCGATCGTGCGCGTCCCAGCGTTCGGCGCTCTCTTCGGTGTCCCGACCGCGATCCAAACGGGCGGCGACGTGAAGGCGACTACGGCCGCCACGGCCGTAGGGGCGACGTTTGGCCTGGCGGGCGGGAAGCTGACAGGGCGGCGCGCTCCCAAGATCGACGACGCAGACGTGCGCTTCCGAGAAGCGAAGTGGGTCGGGACCAACGTCCAGCCCAAGCTCGAGGCTGGCCCGATCGCCGAGACGCCGGCACCTCGAGCAACCCCGATCGAGCCGAGGCCCGCGGCGCCGCTCCCGCCGCCTCCTCCGCGTAACGCTGCCGTACAGGCCGCCGTCGTCGATGCAAGGCGACTTGCCACCGCTACGCCGTGGTTCAACGAGAGCCTGGCGATCGGAAAGGCCGCCGCCGCTCGAGGCGTCAGCGCCGAGGACGTGAAAGCAGCGTTCTACGGAACGTCGCCCGAGCGCCAGGCCGCGCCCGAGCCCGCCGGTGGACTTCTCAAGCCGGAGCCCGTGGCGCCGATCGTGCCGGGAGAGTTCCCGCCGGCGCTCGAGCGGTTCCGACCCGTCATTGAGGAGAAGCTCGCCCAGCTCAAGGCAGAGGGAAAAGCGACTCCTGGCGGATCGACACCGGAGGAGGTCGGGCAACGGCTCTACCGCGCCCTCGCCGAGCAGGACAGCCGGCAGTCAACCGCGCTGATCGACACTCCAGAACGCACCTTGCACCAGGCGACGATCGCCGACTTTCTCATGCGTCACGGCGGCGAGGCCAAAGACAAGAAGGGCAACCCTGCACCGCTGTTCACGCCCGCGCGCGAGCGATGGGCCGACGTGGTTCTTGGCCTCCCGGCATCCGGCAAGAGCAGCGCCGTCGTCAACCCTGCACGCAAGGAGCATCGGGCTCTCCTCGCCGACTCCGACGAGGCGAAGATCCTTGCGGACGGCTTCGACAATGGCGCGGGAGCGTCTGCCGTTCATCAAGAAAGCTCCGACATTATCGACGATCTCCTACTCCCCCGAGCGATGCGCCGAGGCGACAACCTGGCGATAGCGATGGTGGGAAAGAACACCGTCAAGATCGAGGAGCTACTTCGCAGGCTCAAACTGCACGGTTACACCACGAAGCTGCACTATGTCGATCTCCCCGCCGAGAAGGCGATGCAGCGAACGGTCACGCGCTACGTCGAGACGGGCCGAGCGGTCGATCCTGCCTACATCGAGAAGCTCGGGAACCAGCCCAGGGAGACATTTGACAAGCTACGCGACCGTGACGATCTTGTAGATGCAGACAGTGAGGTTTCCACGGATGTCAACTTCGGAGAAAAGCCGCGTCTCATCTCCGAGCGAAAGCTCGGCCAGTCCGTCGCAGAGGCCCGAGTGGCTCGAGGCGCTGACCCAGAAGCAGCTCGATCAGATCGACCGGGACGAGGAAGGGAAGGCGCGCATGATCCCATCCAAGCGGACGCGGGAGTACCTGAAGGCGACGGCGAAAGAGGACGGGTTCGAGGAGTAACTGCCCCGGTCGGCGACCCGGCCCTCTTCGATCCGGTCGAGTTCCCGACGCTCGAGGTGCCGCTCGAGAAGATCAGCCTCTCGAGCGAGGTCGAAAACTTCAAGGAAGGCGCCGACCCGATCACCGGCGTCGTTCCTGGCGAGCAGCTCCAAGGCAAGTATATCCGTTTCGGCACCGGCCCGATCGCGCTCTGGGAGCGCATGGACGGGCGCCTCGAGGTGATCTCCGGCCGCCACCGCCTCGACCTGGCGCGGCGCACCGGAGAGAAGACGATCCCGAGCCAGATCGTGCGCGAGGCCGATGGCTTCACGGCCGACGATGCGCGGGCGTTCGACGCCGAGGCGAACATCCGAAGCGGACACGGCACGACCGCGGACTACGCCCGGTATTTCCGTCTGGTCATGAAGGAAGGCGGGAGCGAGGTCGAGCGGAGCGGTGCCGAGGAGCGCGGCCTGCTCTCGAGGGCGAACGGAAAAGCTGGCTGGGCGATCGGCACGAAGGCGTCCGCTGACGTTTACAGCCTGTTCATCGACGAGAAGATCAACCAGGCGCAGGCCGTTGCGATCGCGCTGGGCGCGCCTGGGAACGCCGAGCTTCAGCGCGTCGGCTCGAGGGCTGCGCTCAACGGCTCGCCCGCGGACTTCATCAAGAACCTCCTGAAAGCCGTGGACGCCGAGACGGGCGGCGACGCCGGCACTCTCGACCTGTTCGGCAACAACGATGCCGCGATCCGCAGCGCCGAGGCGCAGGCCCGCGTAGCGATGACGCGCCAGCGCGAGATCCGACAGAAGCTCACCAGCGTGCGCGGAGCCGTGAACCGGCCCGAGCTGGCGAAGGGCCTGGGCGTGGACGTGCGCGACCCGAAGAAGACGGCTGCGAAGATCCAAGCCCTCGAGGCCGACCTCGAGAAGTGGGATCGCTGGCCGCTCTACCCCGAGCTGGTGGCGCAGACGAAGGGCGAGGCGCCGCTGCTCGAGGCCAAGCCGGCGCCCGCGGCGAAGCCCTCGACGGATACCGCCTCGACGCGCGGAGGCCCTCGAACCCCGTCCCTGGCGCTGCCCGACTACGGCGCGCCGAACCAGTGGACCGGGGGCCGCATCCCTGGCCGCGTGCGTGACCTAACGTCGCCGAACCGCGACCGCCCGCTCGTCGTGAGCTTCCTACCGCGCGACTCGGATCTACCGGAGCGAAAGCTCACGATCGT